GCAGCGTCGATTGGAAGGCTTTTGAAGCGAGACCACACGACAGTCCTCTCCAATATACGCGCATGCCCTCGTCGTTGCGAAAAGCGTCCCGAGTTCCGTTATCTGGTCGATGAGGTGTGCGGTGATTAAGCTCAGAGATTATCAGGAGAAACTCGTCTCCGACATCAGGGAGTCGTTTCGTCAGGGGTATCGTCGGACGCTTGCGGTTCTCCCCACGGGCGGGGGTAAGACGTTGTGCTTCAGCTACATCGCGGCCGGAGTGGCTCGCAATGAGAAGCGCGTCCTCATTATCGCCCATCGCCGGGAGTTGCTGAAGCAGATCAGCAAGGCTCTTAAGCAGCAGGGTGTCCGTCATGTCGTCATGGTCGGCGGGCGTCGCGGCGTACCGCAGGCAAAAGTTGTTGTGGCGTCGGTCTTCACGCTGGCGACTAGGGTGGCCCGCTTCCCTGCACCAGACCTGATCATCGGCGACGAGGCCCACCACTTCACACCGCAATCGACGTGGGGCAAGGTCGCCGCAGCCTTCCCCCGCTCTATGGTTCTGGGCGTGACGGCAACCCCGGAGCGCGCTGATGGCAAGGGTCTAGGCCTGATGTTCGACAACATGGTCACAGGGCCTAGCGTTGCAGAGCTAACGAGCATGGGGTTCCTGTCGCCAGTGGAAGTGTATGCACCACCGTCCCCCGATCTCACGGGCATCCACACGCGAGCCGGTGACTACGTCAAGGGCGAGCTTGAGCAGTTGATGGGCAAGGCGAAGGTGACGGGTGATGCAGTGCAGCACTACGCCAGCATCTGCCCGCACAAGAAGGCCGTGGTGTTTTGCGTCTCCGTGAAACACGCAGAGGATGTGGCGCTGGCATTTAATAGCGCAGGGTTCAGGGCGTCGAGTATCGACGGAGGCATGGACATGGAGAAGAGGGATCGCATCCTGTCGGACTTCGAGTCTGGCAAGCTGGAGGTGTTGACCAGTTGCGATCTCATCAGCGAAGGCTTCGATCTCCCGGCCGTCGAGGTCGCGGTGATGCTCAGGCCGACGAAGAGCCTTGGGTTGTATCTCCAGCAGGCAGGTCGAGCGATCCGCATCAGCCCCGGAAAGACTGGGACGATCATACTCGACCATGCCAACAACACGCGCGTTCACGGCTTCATCGATGACGAACGGAATTGGGAACTGACAGATGACGTTGCTCGAAAGAAGAAGGGTGACGGGGAGAAGGTCGAGACAGTTCGCACATGTCCGCAATGTTTCGCAGCGCACAGGCCGTCTCCCGTCTGCCCGAAGTGCGGCCATCAGTACAAGGTGAACGGGCGCAAACTTGAGGTCGTTGACGGCAAGCTGGAGATACTTGAGCGAGACGGCCAGTCGTCTGGGTCTGTGAAGAAGGTTGATTGGCAGAGGCAATATTACATGCTGCTGCAACAGGGGCGTAAACGCGGGATGAGAGCGCCTGAGCAGTGGGCCTTCAACGTCATCTGCAATCAGGAGGCGAAGCGTCTCGCTGGCAAGCGTGACGTGTTTGGCAAGCCGATGATCAACGGGCTGACAGCCGAAGAGCGCAGTAGGGTGAAGGAGGCTATTGGCATATGAGTGAAGCAGCGATCCAGCAGCAGATACGCCTTGCCTTGGGCCAGCGCGATGACGTGATGCTGATCCGTATCAACGTCGGGAAGTTCCGCCCGTTGCATGGGGATCAGAACCGCGTCATCGTTAGCGCGCCATCGGGGACACCGGACTTGCTGGGCGTATGGGATGGCAAGGCCCTCGCCATAGAGGTGAAGAAAACCAAGGGCCAGCAGAGCTACGAGCAGAAGATGTTTCAGCGCGCGTGGGAATCGCGGGGTGGGATTTATGTTCTGGCTCGCAGTGTTGAGGATGTTACTAGGAGGATCGGTGATGGACAAGGTTGCGCGGATTAAACAGATGGCCGCAGAGGGTAGAAACAGGGAAGAGATAGCCTGCGCCCTCAACATGACGTATCCGCAATTGTGCGTTATGGCCTCTGCGTTTGATATCGAAATCAAGCGCAAGAAAATTGACGTGCCGCAGTTGAGGATTGATAAGCGGCGTAGGAGTGAAATTAAGGACAGGACTGAGGAACTTATCCGCAAAAACAAAGAGTTGGCACTTGTCGGCAGCGGGCTTCATGCCGCCCTTGCCTCATGCCTGAGTGATCTTGAAATGGCCTATCAAAAATTGCCGGTGAGCGAGGAAGAGCGGTTGAGATTAGAGACGTATCGCGGGTCTTTACATTCTCGCCAGAAGCGTGGATGATGTTTTGTCTGTGATTGATTCGGAGCAATGCAATGTCCATCAACCCGATCAACGCGACGTTGCTGATGAGAACCCTCAGTGAAGACCTTCGCAACAGGCTCATCGAAGCCAACCGCGACAAGGTCATAGACCTTAGACATCGATACAGGAGAAGTAAGAATGAAACTGACGATAGAGAACACTGAACACTGGCACGTTATCCGCTCCAAGAACATTGGCGGCAGCGAGGTCTCAGCCCTGTTTGGGCGCTCCCCGTACACGACCAAGTGGCAGCTATGGATGGAGAAGTCTGGAAAACTCCAGCGCCCGTTCGATGAGAAGTACACGCGCGCTGGCAAGTTCTTCGAAGCTGGCATCGCTGCGTGGGCCGCAGAGAAGTGGGGTATGACCATCCACAAGGTCGAGGAATACTACACCGACGATTCAACTCCGGGCATGGGTGCCACTCTGGACTACGCCACGGACGAAGGTGTCCCGGTTGAGATCAAGTACAACCACTACAAGTCAGCCGACTGGGGATACGAGGAGGACGTTCTCACCCTCGTCCCTGAATCCTACATCTGGCAGTGTCAGCATCAGATGGCCTGTTATGGCGGCGACTATGCGTGGCTAGTGGCCTTCATCGCGGGGGAGCCTCGTCGCATGAAGGTCAAGCGCAGCGAGCGCATCATTGAGAGCGTCCGTAGTTCTGTCTCTGACTTCTGGGCCAGCATCGCAGAAGAGCGTGTGCCGCCAGTGGATTACAAGACTGACGGTGACGCGCTCGCCGACCTGATGATGATAAGCAAGTTCGCGAGTGCCGAGCTTGATGCTGAAGATTACGAAGAAGTCATCTGCCTTTACAGGGACGCGAAGGCCACAGAGAAGCTGGCCAAGGAAAAGATAGAAGAGTATAGAGCCATGCTCCTTGATGCGGCAGAAAAGGCCATGCACGGTATCAACGACCGTGGCCCGAAAGCCAAGCTCAAGTGCGGCCGGTTCGTGATTTCGCTGTCAGAGGTGGCGGAAAATCCGGGCAGGTTGGTGACGGCTGAAATGGTTGGCACCCACGTCGGTGGCAGGAAGGGCCATTTCAAAATGACGTTGAAAGAGGAACCTCAATGAGTACGTCAGAGGATGTGATCCGCTGGATTGCGAGGGAGGGCCTTCTCCCGTGGCATGAACTTGCCCGCATAATCAGAGCCTTCCCGCAATCCAAACCGCGCATGTCGCTCTATCATTGGTTGGGAGTTGACGCGGAAGATGAAACTACTACAGTGCCAAAACCGAATCAGCAGTAGGAGGAACAAGTGAGCAAGCAAGTCGCCGTAATCGATTCATTCCGTCAGGAACTCCGCCTGATGGAACCAAATTTCCGCCCCCTTCTCCCGGCAACGATCCGCCCGGATAAGTTTGAGGCGCTGGTTATCGCTGCCGTTACTAGTAACCCGAAGCTGTTGGAGTGCAGCCGTGAATCCCTGTGGAAGGCGTGTGTGCAGGGCGCTGAACTCGGCCTGTCCCTGAACCCTACACTTGGGGAGGCAGACATTCTTCCCGTGTGGAACGGCCAGCGGCGCTGCAATGAGGCTCAGTTCCGGCCGCGCTACAAGGGGCTGATGAAGCTGGCTCTTCAGTCTGGTGAGGTCACGGGCATTCGTTCCGTTCTGGTTCATGAGAATGATGAGTTCATCGTCATGGAAGGCCTGCGTCCGGATATCATCCACAAGCCCGCTCGCGGTGACCGGGGTGAGATGACGCATGCTTACTGCGTGTGGAACCTGAAGTCCCAGTCCGAACCTCAGTTCGAGATCATGGATCGCGCTCAGATCGCTCGCATCAAGGCGCGCTCCTCTTCGAAGAACAAGGACGGTTCGGTTGTTGGCCCGTGGGTTACCGACGAGGCTGAGATGTGGCGCAAGACCGTGGTTCGCCGCGCGTCGAAGTACATGCCCGTCTCATGCGATGCGTTCCAGCGGGCCATCGCCGTCGATAATATCGCGGAAGTGGGCGGTGATATCGAAGTGACGGCCGATGGCGAGATCATCGACATCACTGCGATGGAGGTTGCTGAGGTTGACGAGGAGGCGGTTCAGGTTTCTGAGATCGAAGAGGCCATCGATACCGACATCCCTCTGGTTGACTTTGGCCCAGCAGACACATGGCAGACATGGTGTCTGAAGGCCGGCAATGCAGTGAAGGCGTTGCCGAAACAACAGCGCGCTGCTTGGAGTGTGAAGCATGAGGCGCTGCTGGTCGAGGCGGAAGAGAGCCGCCCGTCCGCTGTTAAGCGTATCAAGGATTTAATTGAAGGAGCAGACTAATGCCGGGTATCAATAAAGTGTTTATCGTGGGTCGCCTTGGCAAAGACCCAGAGATCAAGTCGTTTGCGAACGGGGGGAAGATCGCGAACATCAGCGTCGCCACCTCCGAGACGTGGAAGGACAAGCAGACAGGGGAGAAGAAGGAGCGCACCGAGTGGCACAACATCACCGTTCAGGGAGATGGGCTTGTCGGTGTGGTCGAACGCTTCCTCAAAAAGGGTTCTGAGGTTTCCGTTGTCGGCAAGCTGCAAACACGCAAGTGGCAGGACAAGGAAGGCAACGACCGATACACCACCGAGACAGTCGTCGGCATGGGTGGCGAGCTTGCCCTCATCGGCGGCGGGGGTGGCGGATCGTCTTCTCAATCAGTCCCGAATACGAACTCGTCCGACATTGATGAGGACGATATCCCATTTTAACATGGGTTAAGGGGCGGCCCCCTCCTGCCGTGGAATAGCCTTGCCGGTCGGCTACCCCTGAAGACCGGCACTTACCTCTGTCGTTCAGCTTCCCTGTTATACGCAGTGTTGAAGCGAACGAAGACTTGATCGTATCGTTCCTTAATTCGCTTGAGCCGCTCATCCTTAGCATCAGCCGAAAGGTTTGATTTTTGGATGGCGGTTCTTTGCTTGTTGAGATCACGCACCTGAGAGCGCGCCGCCGTCATAGCTGACTGCACGGATGGCGATGTCTCGACGGGGTGCCGGCGCTTGAAGTCGCGCAACCTAACCGGATCATCGAT